ATCATCGGGCTCGTGTTCGACGCGCTGACGCCCCCGGAATCGGCCTCTGAGGGCACGCAGGAGGACGCGGCGGGAAACTGACCGACCGGGCGGAGTCTGATTTGATCGACTTCGCCCGGCTTCTTTCATTCTGGATCTTTGACCTGCACCAGCCGGAGCAGGATTTCTGGCACAACATGAGCCCGCGGCGCTTTGTGGCGCTGGCGGATGCCCGCACAAAGGCGCGGGAGCGCGTGTCCAAATCGGACACGCAGCAGCAGCCGAGTCTCTACGCATACCTCACGGGTGGAGGTGGTTAAATGGCAAATCAGCGAAAAGTCGGCCTGAAAATCGAGATCGACGGCGAGGCCGAGTACAAAAAAGCGATACAGAACATCAACAAGGATAATCAGCGCCTCAATGCCGAACTGAAGACCCTTGCGGAACAGTATAAAAACAACAGCGACAGCATGGACTATCTGGTCCTAAAGGGCGAGAAACTGGAATCCAGGCTGATCGAGCAGGAAGCGAAAGTCACACTGCTGCGCGACGCCCTGCACAAGGCCACCGAGGAATTCGGGGCGACGGACGAGCGCACGACCGAGTGGGCCATCAAGCTGGCCAACGCGGAGACCGAGCTTGCGAAAACCAAAAACGCGATCGACGACAACAACGCCGCCATTGAAGAAAACACGACGGCCCTGGAAAAAAACGAGAAAGCCGTCGGCGGTCTCGGCGATCAGCTCGACTGGCTGGCAGGGAAACTCGGGATCAATATCCCTGATGCCGCAAGAGACGCGCTGAACAGCTTTGACGGCTTTTCTGCCGGCGGCGTGGCCGCGCTTGGAGCCGTGGCCGCCGGTACGGCAGCGGCAATCAAGGCCGTAAAGGAACTTTTCGAGCTTACCAAGCAGGCCGCGGCGGAAGCGGACGCGCTGCTCACGCGCTCGGCCCAGACCGGGCTGAGCACGGATCTGCTGCAGCAGCTTGATTATGCGCAAAACTTTCTGGATTTTGACGGGCTCGACCGGAGCCTGCAGAACCTCACGCGGTCGATGGGAAACGCGACCAGCGAGAGCACCAAGCAGGCGCAGGCGTTCAAGGAGCTCGGCGTGGAGATCTATGACGAAAACGGGAAGCTGCGCGACAACTACGCGGTCTTCCTGGACGTGATCGACGCGCTGGGTGACATGGACAACAAGACGCGCGCGGACATCATCGCGAACCAGCTTTTCGGAAAGAGCTATGCCGATCTTAAACCGTTGATCGAAGCCGGCAGCGGCGCGCTCAAGCAATACACCGACCGGGCCCAGGAGATGGGCTACGTCATCGACGAAGCCGGGGTAAAGGCTCTCGGCAGGCTTGACGATGCCGTCCATGAAAACGAAACGGCGATAAACGCGCTCAAAAACCAGGTCGCTGCTGATCTGGCTCCCCTTGCTACTGATGCCGTCAATTTCGGGACGATGATCGTCAACGGATTTCTCAGCGTTTGGGAAAAGGCGGATATCGGCGGAGCCGCACTCAATGTAGCGAGGGCTTACAGCACGGTTTATGATGCGGGAAACCTTATTATTGAACAGTCCGACGACTTGAGCGCGGCACAGGCACAAAACGCTGATTCCACAGAAGAAACAGCGCAGAGGATGGCGGCTGCAGTAACCCCGATGCAGGAGGCCGTGCAGGCGCTGGCGGACAAGTACCAGGAGGCGCAGGAAAAGTACCAGTCAATGCTCGAGGGGCGGTTCGGGCTGTTCACAGACGTAAGTGAGTACCTATCCGGTACTGTCGATGATACCGCGCAAAAGCTGGAGGAGTTCTGGAACTCGGCCTATGAGTCGGCGGAAAAGTCGATTTCTGGGCAGTTTGGACTTTTTAAGGAAGCCAGCACTGAGGTCGAACACACTGCGGACGATATCATTTCGGCCCTTGAAAGCCAGATCACGTACTGGACGCAGTACCAGGAAAACCTCGACGCCGTTCTGAGCAGCGGCGTGGAAGGAATCAGAGAATTTGCTCAGGAGTACACGGACGGCAGCGCGAAGTCGGTTGAAATGATCGCGATTTTGGCGGCTGCGACCGATGAGCAGAAAGAGAAGATCCTCGCTTCGTATCAGGCTTTGAAGGATAAACAGAGCGAGGTTGCGACAGGCTATGCTGATCTCGCCACAGCCGGTGCAGAGAGCTCCGGCGAGCTGGCCGAGAGCACGGAGAGCTTCATGCAGCGCTCAAATGCCGCTCTGGATAGTCAGCTGCAATACTGGCAGGAATACAGGGAAGACTTCGACGCACTCAAGGCCCGGAATATCGAGGGCATCAACGAGCTGGCCGAGAAGTTCATGGACGGCAGCGCCGATAGTAAGGACGCTCTGGCGGAGCTGCGCGGCGCCTCCGACGAGGAGATCGAGAAGCTGATCGCCAGCATGGACAAGACCGAGCAGGCCAAGAGCGACCTCTCGCAGCGCTTCGCGGATCTCGCTGTTGACGTGCCCGAAGAGTTAAAGAAGATTGCCGACGAGTTCGATTCTACCGTGCAGGAGATCAACAAGGACGCGACGGAGGTCGACTTTGCGCCCTTTGAGGAGTCTGTCGACAGCGCGTTCAGCTTCCTGGAGGAGCGCGCGGGGTCGAGCGTGAGCACCGTGCGCGGATGGCTTGCGGAGCTCTCGGCGGAGATCGACGCCATCGAGGCCAGGGCGGCGAACGTGAACGTCGGCCACAACGCCGGCGGCACCGACAACTGGCGCGGCGGGCTCACGTACCTCGCCGAGAACGGGCCCGAGCTCGTGGATCTGCCGAAGGGCAGCCGCGTGCACACCGCGCAGGAGACGCGGCAGATCCTCGGCGGCGGTACCGACATGCGCGAGACCGAGGCAAAGCTGGACCGGGCCGTGGCTTTGCTGGGGCAGATCTCGACGGAGCTGTCAGGGCTCCGCGTGCGAGGGAGGATGGCGTAGGATGGCGAATACGACAATTACAAAACTGCCGGACGCATGGGCCGATTATAACGGCGGGAGCTGGTATCCCTGGGTAGAAAGTACTGCCGCTATATCGCAGCTCGTCGGCGTGCAGAGCCCGCGTTCTATGCAGGGCTACATGACCCGAGCCGAGATCGAGACCGCTTTATTCTCCGCCGCGACGATCACCGTCAACATCGAGAACTCTGAAAGTCTCGGCGGCACGCTGCGCTGCAAGATCTTTAATCAGGATCCCCGAGAGTTTGGCACTTATTCGCCTATCGCGTCGCAGTCCTACAGCGTTACGGCCCTGGGCCAGCACGAGTTCAGAATATCCGGGCTGAACGCGGTCGGCCCGGCAATCTATTTCGTTTTCGACGGCGGCGACACGGACCGTACATTTATCCGGTTTCGCTGCCTGAACTCCAGTATCACCTATTCCCTGCCCGCGCTGGGCGTCGGCGTGACACCTTCCTCTCTTTACGCGAATGAGCAAATCACGCTGAGCTTCCAGAACCGCCTGAGCGAGGCGCTGACGGTGCAGTTTTCCACAAACGCGACGCCGCTGCAGACGATCACGGCCGAGAGCGACCAGATCACCTTCACCTGCCCCGAGAGCTGGTTTGACACCGCGGGCGTGACAGCGGACTCCACCAGCGTGACCGTGAGCGTTTCGGACGTCAACGCCCGGACCGGAACGGCGCGCTTTACGCTCAAGCGACCGGTCGGCAGCAAGGCCTCCCCCATCGCGCCCCGCAGCGCGAGGCTTGAGGGCTCGAACCCGATCAACTTTTCCTGGAGCGTCGACGAGAGCGACGGCGCTCAAACTGAGGCGTGGCTTGAGTGGTCGACCGACAACGCCGTGTGGGAGTCGCTCGCGCACATCGAGAGCGGAGACAAAACCTGGACGGCGCCGCGCGTAGAATTTCCGGCGGGAACGATCTACTGGCACGTAAAAGTCAAAAACACCTTCGGCATCGTGGGTATTTGGTCCCAAAGCGCAAGCTTTACGGTTCAGTACGCCGCGACGGCGCAGGTCGTGCCGGTGGACTCGCCGACCTCGGGCGTCATCAACGCGCAGATCGACCGCGCGTTCAGTGTGATGCTGGAGACCAGCGGTGCGACCTACGAACCCTTCACGATCGAAAGTGGGACGTTCTACTGGCGCTCGCACAGCTCCGGGCCGTTCACGGCGCTCACGATGGCGACAAACGCAGACCGCGCGAGCGTTCTGATCGAGGCGGGGACGTTCCCCTCCGGGACGCTGCAGTGGTACGCCGAGGCGACCGACAACACCGGACGCACGACGCTGACCGACACTTTCACCCTTTCCACCCTGAGCGCCGAGGTGGAGGCAATCCCGGTCTCGCCGATCGACACGGTGGAATCCGGATCCAGCGTGATCGTCTTTCGCTGGGAGTACGGCAGTATCGACGGCAGCCCGCAGAAGAACGTGGAGCTGCAAATAAGCAGCGACGGCGAGACCTGGGACGCGCTCGCCACCGTGACCGGCAGCAGCGCGCGAAGCTACAGTGCGGCAGCCTCGACCTTCGACGCGGGCCTCACCTACTGGCGCGCCCGGGCCACAAGCCAAAACAACGTCACCGGTCCGTGGTCGGCTGTGGTCAGCTTTATTTCTTTTGCCGCGCCGGTCGTGGTCGGCGTGGCAGCGGACAGCATGCCATTCGCTACCGTTACCTGGCAGGTCAACGGGCAGCTCGCCTTTGAGATCGACATCGACGGTGAGATCTACGGCGATTACGGCGCAAACGTGCGTTCCTACACCTGGCCGGAGCCACTGCAGCCGGGCGCGCACAGCGTCAAGGTGCGCGCGCAGAACCAGTACGGGCTCTGGAGTGAGTGGACAGCCGCGAGCTTTTACACGAACACCCCTCAGCAGTCGATCACGCTCGCAGGCGAAGCCGACGAGTCGGTGCACCTGACCTGGAACGGCGGCGAGGCGTCAATGCCGGTGATCACCGTGCAGCCAAGCGACATGTGGGCCACCGAGGGGCTTATGAGCTTCTCCGTTGACGCCGTCGGCAGCGGGCTCAGCTTTCAGTGGTTCATGCAGCCTGATGCCTCGGCGCCCTGGAACGCGCTGCATCTGCCGCAGCCGAACGGCCGCGTCTTCACAGCAAGTGCCGCAGCTGAGTCAGACGGACGGCGCTTTAAATGCAGGGTGATTTCGGCGGCGGGCAGCGTAGAGTCAGACGTCGCCACCTTTCATTATGCAGCCCCGGCGGCAGCGCCTGTGATCGAGATCCAGCCCAAGGACGTACTGCAGACCGAGGGCACCGTGTACATCTACTGCGGCGCTGACGGCAGCAGCTACGAGTGGTTTCATCGCAGCGCAGAGAGCCTGAGCCCCGGCCTGCAGGTCGTGGACCAAGACGGTCACCTCTGGCACATTCCTTATGGCGACGTGCCGCCCGGCGCGCAGCGCGTGACCGACGGCGCGGACGACAACTGGTACCTTCCGCTGGCAGGCCAGAACGGCGCGCTGCCGGTCACAGACGGGACCGGCACCTGGTACATCCTTCCCGGGCCCGGCAGCAGCAGCCCAGAATGGGAGGCGATGGGCATACATCTGCCCTACATCACGTTCCCGGCGGACGAGCTGCGCAGCGGCGAGCAGTTCTTCTGCCGCGTGACGAACGAGGCCGGCCACACCGACAGCCGCGTCGCGGTTTACATGTTTGATGATCCGCCCATCGAGGAAGGCGGCGCCGGGGACTATTACGTGTACCGCGACGGCGAGCTCCTCGACCGCACGACCGAGGCCCACTATGAGGACCGGACGGCCCTCGGCGAGCACACTTACGTCATTTTCAACCGGCTTATCAACAATAACGCCGCGAAATCGAACGCCGTGACGCTGACCGTCGCGGTGCGCTGCCTCACGATCGGCCTGCTCTCCGGCGGCCCGTGGCAGACGCTCCGCTGGAGCGACCGCGAGAACCGCGAGCTCACCCTCACGCGCTCCAGAGAGGTTCGCTGGACGCACTACGCCGGTGCAAAATACCCCGAGGCTGACGTGGGCGAGGCGGAAGACCTGGTCGGTTCCTTCGACGCTGCATGGCTTGCGAACAACCGCGAGCAGGCCGACGCCTTTGAGGATCTCCTCGGCGAGGAGGTCGTCGTGAAGACGCCGCGCGGCGTCGTGGTGGTCGGCGTCCTCGCGGGCTTCGACAGGCGGGACCCGCGCTTTTACAAGAGCTACAGTTTCGAGGTCCGGCAGGAAGACTGGGGAGGGCGCGTCGATGCGTAAAATCGGGCTTCGATACCGACTCCTGCGCGGCGGCGCTTATTACGCCGAGCTGCGCGCCATCGACAGCAGCGCGCCGCGGATCCGCATGGACGACGGCGGCGAAATCAAGACCAGCTTCACCGGCACCTTCGCCCCCTACGCGCGGGACGCGGCCTGGCGGCTGCGGGAGATCGACTGGCTCTCGGACGAGATCCAGCCGGTGCTGGTGATCGACCGCGTGGAGCACCCGCTGGGCGTCTTCGCGGTGGCGACGCCGACCGAGGACGAGATCGACGGGCTGCGCTCCGTGCGCGTGGAAGCTTACGACCGGGCCTGGAAGGTGCGCGACACGCGGACCGAACAGCTGCTCTACTTCCGCCGCGGGACGCTGATCCTCGACGCCGTGGAGCAGCTTCTGACCGCGGCGGGGATCAAGGCGATCTTCAAGACGCCCTCGCTCGCCACGTTCCAGGAGGACCGCGAGGACTGGGACGTCGGCACTTCGCACCTTGCTATCGCAAACCAGCTCCTGAAGGAGATCAACTACAACGATGTATGGTTCGATCCCTCGGGCGCGGCGGTGCTCGGGCCGGTGACGGTCCCGGAGGCCGCAAAGATCTCCCACCGCTTCGACACGCGCGACAAATTTACCCGCGTCATCCCCGGCATTTCCCGCACGACCGACGTTTTTTCCGCGCCGAATGTGTGGATCTGCACCTGCGCAAACCCCGACAAGGACGAGCTCATGGTCGCCGTCGCGGCGAACGAAAACCCGCAGAGCCCGCTGTCCACCGTGCGGCGCGGCCGGCGGATCTCGGCGAAGATCCCGGTCGACAACGTCTATTCCCAGGAGGATCTGCAGGCCTACGCAAACCGCCTGCGAAACGAGAGCATGATCACCGGCGAGACGATCCAGCTTTCGACCGGGCTGCTGCCCGGCTTCGGCGTCGGCGACGTGGTGGCGCTGCGCTACGGCGGGCTCTCGGCACTCTGCATCGAGCGCGGCTTCGACATGGAGCTCGCCGTCGGCGGGCGTATGACACACAGGCTCGAAAAGGTGGTGTACAACCTTGATTGATCTTGAGAATTTGCCCCAGGAGAAACCGGCGCAGCTCATCTGCGCGAAGGCGGCGGCGGTCACGGAGGCCGGCGTTACGCTGATCCTCCCCGGTCAGGCCACGGCGACGCAGAAGAGCTACCGCCGCCTCAAAAACAGCGACATCTCAGCCGGCGACATGGTGGTCGCGGCGAAGATCTCGGGCACCTGGGTCGTGCTCGACGCCATTTTGTGAGAAAGGAGCGCGAAACATGGCACTTTTTAGATTTCCCGGATCCGGCAACTACTGGGACGCGGTCGGCGTTTTTGACGAGACGCAGAACAAAAGCCAGGCGGCGCTGAACGTCACGACAGGGCAGCTTGCGGCGCAGGCCGTGGCCGCAAATGCCGGGAAGCTGCTCAGCATCGGCCCCGGCGGCGTGATCCAGGCCGTGGAGCTCTCCACCTGGAACGGAGGGAGCTACTGATGGCCATGCAGATCGTAGACGGCGCGAAGCTTGACCGCAGCCTCAAGGCCACCGCGGACCGGATCCGCGAGGTCACGGGCGAAACGGGCGACATCCCATTTGATTACGCGGGAGAAACCGGCTTTGCTGAAGCCATTCCCGAGGGCGGTGGCGGCGGCGGGACGCTCCGGCCGCTGATCGCCACCGAGAACCGCGTTTACACCCCGCCCGCAGGCGTGGACGGCTTCAACATCGTGACCGTTGCTGTGGAGACGCCGCAGTATTCTCCCCGCTGCGATCAGGTCAGCACCTTTAACTGGGGCTTTTTGCAGGGCTACTGGGGCTTTGACGACGTCTATCCCGCCGAGTACCCGCCCGCGCCGCCGGAGCCGGGCCCCGATCCGGATCCCCCCGAGCCCTCGCTTTACCCGCAGTGGGCCACCGGCACCGACGCCGAGATCGCGGCCCTCCTGGACGCGGCAGCGGCCGGAAGCGTGGATCTCCAGCGCGACGCCGGCTGGAGCGTCGGTGACGTGCGGACGATCCCGGTCAGCAGTTTCACCAGCGGTGAAACCACAAATCCGGCAGAAAACATTGACATCGTGATCACAAGCTTCGACGAGTACAAAAACTGCGGCAACCTTTTGCAGTTCGATTTTGCCTGCTGTCTCAGTACGAAGTTTCGCATGAACCCGACCGACACAACGGAAGGCGGTTATGGAACTTCGGAGATGTACGAAAGTCTTCTTCCTGCTCTTTCTGATGCTTTGCCTTCATGGCTGCGGATGAGGCTTAAATTATTCCGCGTAAATACAAAAACAGCAGAAAGCGGCGGAACGATTCGCTTTGTCACTGTTTCAGGCAACAAACTGGCACTGCGGTCGTCAACTGAGGTCTTTGGCAACCCGTCTCTTGGTGATAACGACACGCAGCTTGCCTATTATCAAAACCAAATTCATCGAATCAAAAAAACAGGCCTAAACGGAGAAAATACCGATTGGTGGCTTCGCACTGTCCCGACCCCCGGGGAATTTTCACAGGCAGCAGCAAGTGATGGCTCCGAAAAGACAGAGTCTCCGTCTGCGTTAGACGGCGTTGCGCCGTTCGGCTGCCTCGGAGGCTTGACAGAGCATAACAGTTCGAGCTGGAGCACGGGCACCGACGCCGAAGTCGCGGCGCTGATTGACGCCGCGCAGGCCGGTACAATCGACCTGCAGCAGGACGCCGGCTGGGCTGTCGGCGACATACGCACGATCCACGTTAATGCTTTTACCCCTTATGACAACGCCCCAAGCCCCGCACAGGATATCGAACTCGTGATTACGAGCTTCGACGAATACATGAGCTGCGGAAACAAACTTCAATTTGATTTCCGGTGCGCGCTTTCCATGTCGTTTTCCATGAATGATACCGATTCCAACGAAGGCGGGTACGGCTCCAGCCGCATGTATTCAACGGTGATGCCGGCGATGGTAAACGCCCTTCCTGAATGGATCAAAAGCAGGCTTCGGACATTCAGCGTCTTGGCTAACTCTGGAAATACTCCTCAAAACAGCATACTCTCGGTCGGAAACAACAAGCTTGCGCTCAGATCTCAACGAGAAATCTTCGGAGACGGTCCGGAAGAAGGGAGCCAACTGCCTTATTATGAGAGCATTGCCGCAAAAATCAAGAAGTCCGGGCTGTATGGAGCCTCCACAATCTGGTGGCTAAGAACCGCGTATGCAGAACATTACTACAGAACAGTTAAAGGTTCAGGAACTTTAGGTTATGAGCCTGCAAAGGGAACCGGCTTTGTTCGCAATCCCGCCCCGTTCGGCTGTCTGTAAAGAAAGGAGGATCCCTTTATGGTCACAATCAACGCGCAGCGGCTCAGCGCCGGCTGGCAAGTTGCGGTGAGCTGCCTCGCCGCCGACGACAAGCCCACCGTCTTCTCCCCGCCCGGCGTCTTCCCCGCGGGCCTCGTGCCGATCCCGAACGGCGCAGAGTGCCGCGAGCTTGACACCGGCAAGACCTTCCTCTTCGACGGCGAGAGCCTCGCGTGGCTCCCGGAATAGAAAGGAGAAAGCCATGGTAACGATCAACATACAGCAGCTCACCCACGGCTGGAGCGTCGCGGTAAGCTGCCTGGAGGCAGACCCCAGACCCGCTGAGATCTTCCCGCCCGGCGGCTTTCCTGCAGGGCCGGTCCCGATGCCGAACGGCGCGTTCCTCCTGGAGCTCGACACCGGGAAGGAATTCCGCTTTGATGCCGAGGGCGGAACATGGCTCGAGCAGCCGGCGCGCGGCAACGGCGCGCCCCGCTGCGACGTGCTCGCGACCTTCGACTGGGCGAATGTACAGCTCGGCTGGGGCTTCGACGACGTGTACCCCGCCGCTTGATTTTTGAAAGGAGCACAACATGGTAACAAGAAATTTTCTGAACCTGCTGGCAATGGTACTCGAGAGCGGCAACCAGATGGGCTGCCTGAAGGTCCTTACCGTAAACGGCGCCGCAAGGTTCCTCTCCGGCACTTTTGGCTTCCCGTACAGCCCGACGGCTTCTTTTACGCTGAACGCAACGGCCGCCGGCATTTCCATCGGCACCGGCACCACGCCCGAAAGCGAGGACGACTATAACCTTGAAGCGACGATCACCTCGGGCGTGAATGTCGTTCTTACAGGGACTTCGTTCGGCGTGGAAAACCCCTGGTATCCCTTTGTCAAGTACGATCTCACGATCACGAACACCGGCGCAAACCCGCTGGTCGTGACCGAGGTGGGCTACAAGCAAAGCGCGAGCGTGACAAGAGTCATCGGCTCGACCTCGCGCTCAAATGAGGTCCTGCTGCTCGACCGCTGCGTCCTGGATACGCCCGTCACCATCGCGCCGGGGGATGCCGGCATCGTCACCTATCGTCTGCAGACAAACCCCGTCCCGGTGCCGCCCAGCGTCGCCGGGATCCAGATGGCGTCCTTCTCCTACGGCACGGATGCGCAGATCGCCGCGATCCTGGACGCGGCTGCCGCCGGGACGATCGACCTGCAGCGGGATGCCGGGTGGAAGGTCGGCGACCAGCGCGTGATCAACGTCGCGGCCTTCACCGCCGGCGGCAATGTCTCCGAGCCTGCACAGCAGGTCGCTATCGTGATCACAAGCTTTGACGAGTACATGGGCTGCGGCAACGTCCTGCAGTTTGATTTTGCCTGTACGCTCTCAGCGCACGTCCGTATGAACGCAACAGGCACCACGACAGGCGGGTACGGAGAAACCGAAATGAAGACCGTAACGCTGCCGGCGTTGGTGGAGGCGCTGCCGGACTGGCTCAAGACGCGTCTCAAGACCTTCAGCGTACTGGCAGGCTCCGGCGGGGCATCGGTATCCGGCCAGACGATTGAAACCGTCACCGATAACAAACTCGCGCTGCGAAGCGCAACGGAAGTTTTCGGAGACGGCACCAACGGCGTCCCCGGCGAAGGTACGGCGATTCCCTACTATACGGCCGGGACCGATCTGCGCATCAAGTCTCAAGGTATCAACGGGTCCGCCGCTGCCTGGTGGGAGCGCTCTGCCTTCAGCAGCAGCGAATTCTGCTCTGTGAACAACTTCGGCAGTGCGTCCCGCCCCAACGCCGACCTTGCGTATGGTGTTTCCCCTTTCGGCTGTATCTGAGCGGCGGGACGTCAGGGGGAAAGGCATGGACAGGCCGTGGAAAGAGCCAAGCGCGGAGATCATCCCCTGGCCGGAGCTGCTCGCGGCCGACGAGGACGAGGAAAAGGAATTTTCAGGGCTTTTGGAGGAAGAGTGAAATGCTTTATGAATGGCAGTTTTCCCAGGCGACAGCGCTTCCGCTTCTGGCGGTGTTCATCGTTGGCGTGCTCGTCGGCGCGCTGATCGCGGCGCTGGTATTCAAGCTGTAGGAGGAACACATGTACTACGAATGGGAATGGCTGAGCGACCTCGCGATCATCCCGGCATGGGAATGCTTTCTGGCGGGGGTCCTGGTCGGGATCCTGATCGCGCTGGCCGTGGTCGCGTGGGCGAGGTGGTTCAAATGATCGGCGCCGACATCTCGAATCACCAGCGCGGCCTCACGATGGACGAGCTCAAGGCCGAGGGCGTGGACTTCGTCATCATCAAGGCTACGCAGGGCACGCACTTTATCGACCCCTGCGGCGCGGAGTTTTACGCCGCGGCCTGCGCGGCCGGCCTCCCGGCGGGGGTCTACTGCTACTCGGAGGCCATAACACCCGAGGACGCAGAGGCCGAGGCGCGCTTCCTGCTCGCAGCGATCCGCGGCCGGCCGATGCCCTGCGGTGTCTGGCTCGACGTGGAAACCCCGGAGCAGCTGCGCCTTACGACGGAGCAGCTCACCTTCACGGTTGCGGCCTGGTGCCGGGTGATCCGCGCGGCGGGCTACAAGCCGGGCATCTACTCCTCCGAACTCTCCGCCTGGCCGAAGATCGAGCGCAAGGCCCTCAGCGACGACGTGCTGGTCTGGGTCGCGCACTACGGCAAGAGCCCGGCGATAGCCTGCGACCTGTGGCAATATACCGATCAGCACCCGCTGCCGGGGCATGAGTTCACACTCGACGTAGATCTCACGCGCAGCGAGCGCTTCAAGGCCATGGTCAACGCCGCGCGGGCCTCCCCTGCACCGCCGGCAGAGACGCCCGTAGAAGCAGAAAAGGCCCCGGAGATCTCCGGGGCGCTGGCGCAGCTCGCGGCCTATCTGCAGACGGCAGAGTTCCGCGATGGTTTCATCAAATTTTTAGAGAGGAGTGCATCGAAATGAACGCACCCGATAAAGCAAGCGAAATCAAAGTCGCGATCGCCGCTGTGATCGCGCTGCTGACCTCCCTTTGGGGCTGGGTCGGCTGGGCCACGATCGTGTGGCTGATCTGCGTGATCCTCGACTATATCTCCGGCAGCGCGGCGGCCCGCGCCAACGGCGAGTGGTCCAGCAAAGCGGCCCGAGAGGGGCTCTGGCACAAAACCGGCGAGATCTTCGCGGTGCTGGTCGCTGCGCTCTGCGACATCGCGCTCGTCGTGGTCTTTAAGAGCTCCGGCGTCAAGCTGCCCTTTGAGATCGGCCCGATCGTGACGCCGGTGGTGCTGCTGTGGTATATCATCACCGAGCTCGGGTCCGTCGCCGAGAACGCCGGCAAGCTCGGGGCCCCGGTCCCGTCCTGGCTCAAAAAGTCGCTCAAACAGTACAAAGAAAAGATCGACGCCGACCACGGCGAAAAGCCGCCCGACGAGGGCGCCGACTTCGACGTGTCCGGTTTGGACACCAAGAAGAACTACGAAGGTAAGCACGTCGAGGATCCCTACGCCGACGTGCAGCGCCTCCTGGACGAAGCAGAGGAAGAACGGCAGCGCAGCCGAGAAGAGGTCAAAACGGACATCCCCTGACTCGCGTCTGAACGCCGTTATTTTTCGCAGGGGGTACGCCAGGGGGTACGGTTTTCCAAAACGGATGCCGTCAAGCAAAAGAAAAACCCGGAAACCATTGATACACAACGGTTTCCGGGTGGAGCTGGTAATGTGACTCGAACACACGACCTGCTGATTACGAAATAATCAGCCCGAAAACGGCGGAACACTTTGATTTTTCTTGCAAACCCGGGAACGCTTGCGGCGCAGGCGTTCCTGGGTTTGCGTCGTTTTGCGAAAGCGCGCAAAACAATACGAAAAGAATTCCAACGTTTGGGGGTACAGGATCCGGAGGGGGTAAAAAGGGGGTACTTATTGGGCCCCGAAAATCCTGTCCAAATCGGATATCAGATCTTCGGGCGCGTGGCCCATGAGGTCGGTGTAGATCTGCAGCGTCACCTTCGGATCGGCGTGCCCGGCGAGGTACTGGACGCGCTTGAGGTCCATGCCGCCGAGGATCAGCCGCGTGATGTAAGTGTGCCGCAAAATATGCGGCGTCGGGTAAAAATCGAGCGTGATTCTGTAGCGGTGGTTTCTCACCTTTTCGCCCAGCTCGCGGCCGGAGGCGGTGCTGCGGCAGCGGATCGCCTCCCAGCGCCGGCGGAAGGCGGTCAGGCTCAGCGGCTTCCCGTCGGAATCGCCGTAGACGCAGCGACGGCGCTGCTGGAGCTCGTCGCCCGGGAGCGCGGCCTTGAGCGCTTTCAGGTACGTGAGAAGAGGCGCCGGGATCGGGATCACGCGGGCCGCGGCGTCGGTTTTCAGCACGTCGGAGATCTCCCCCGCCGTGTTCTTCGGCCAGCGGCACGCCCGGCGCACGACGATGTGCGGCGCGGTGCCGTCCAGCTCCACGGCGTCCCAGCGCAGACCGCAGATCTCCTCCCTGCGCATCCCCGTGTAAAGGCCCAGCATCACGCAGGGCTCGACCTTCAGCCCCGCCACCGCCTCGAGAAGCTGGCGGGCCTGGGTTTCGGTGAGCGCCTTCTTCGGCGCGGCGGCCTTCCCGCCGGCACGTAGCCTGCGCGTTGGCGGACGCTCGATCACGCCGGCCTCCAGCGCGGCGTCAAAGACTTGCCGAAGGACCTGCACCGTTTTCGACTGGCTGCTGCGGCTGAGATGGCCCCGCGTGGCCATGACGGCGGCCACGTCGTCGCTGGTGATCTCCCGGATCTTCTTTCCGCCGATGATCGGGCAGATCACGTCGTTGATCTCGTGCTTTATCATTTTTCGCATCCCGGGGCTGAGGTGCGGCTCCCGCCGGGCGTACCAGCCGGCGGCGTATTCGAAAAAGTAAAGCTCCTCCGGCGAGACCTGCCCCGCGCCGGCAAGCTCGTTGAGCCGCAGCGTCACCTTTTCCGCAAGCTCAGCCTGCGTTTTGGCATAGATGTCCTCTGTTTTCCCGTCGGGCGTGGTGATCCGGCGGCGGTAATACTGCCCGCCGGGACCGTATCCTTTTTTGAGTTTTGTCATGGCTTGCATCCTCCGCACGGCTCGAAGCCCTGGGCAATCAGATCCTCGCGGGTCTCGTTCGTCTCGTCGCGGTTCCACTCGGCGATGCGGTCCACCGAGGCGCAGTCCGGGCGGTGGAACTTCCCCGTGTGCAAATTCAGAACAAAAAGCGGCGCCTCCGGGGAGATCTCCGGGGGCGCAGTTTGTGCGGAAATTGCCCGGACCGGCGCGGGCGTGAGCGCGACGACGGTCGTGGGATGCTCGCCCCGCGCCCAGACAGCGAAACAACAGAGAATGATGGCCCCACAGAGAGCGAGGATCACGCCGGTAAACTGACGGTCGGTCATGGCTTGCAGCTCCCGCAGGGAGCGTAACCCTGGGCGATCAGCTCCTCGCGCGTGCCCGTGAAGTCCATGCGGTTTTTATCCTTGATCTTCCCGACGCTCTTGCAGCTCGGATAGTGAAACTTTCCCGTGTTGGTGTTCACCACGTAGGTGACGCCGCCGGATGGGCTGAAAGGGACGAAGCTGTCCTTCTCTTGGCCACTGGAACGTGTGAACGTTCCGGAGCCGCTGCCGCCGTTTGAGTCCCGCACGCCGTCGCGGTAGCCGAGGTCGTAGATGGCGAGCATGTCCTCGTAGGTGTACACGCCGTCCTCCTGCAGCTCGTCAAGGCTCTTGTATTCGACGAGGGCCGCCGCCATCGGCGCAAGTGCGAGGATCAGCGCGAGGGCCAGGATCACGGCGAGCGTGCGTTTCATAACGGGGCCTCCTTTTAGTTACTTCTTAGTTACTTCTTAGTTAGTTGCTTACTTAAACCCGAGGGAAGGCTTGCCGGCATAGGGCGTGAAAATTGCAGGACCATCATCAACCTTAACATATTCCCCAACGGTGAACTCATACGTCCATGAAGTAAGATCGCTTGAAGCGTCGTAGTATTTGTATTTATCATTTCGGATCGTCTCTGAAGCTTTTGATTTGACATCAGATCCGCCATCTTTTATCTCAGTTCCGATTTTTATATACGTGTTTCCGGAAGCTCCGGGAAAAATCGTCCACTTCCCTGCCGGGATATCGGCACCAACTTCCCAGACGCCCTGCGGGACCTCGACCTCCTGCCACGTGTCGCTCTGCCAGATGGCAAGGTTGATCTGATCCTTGAGCGCCACCAGATCGTCGTAGCTTTTCCCTTCAAGGCCTATATCTGTTATAACGGGCTCGGTGCTGACAACGGGAGTACTCTCTTCGGCAGCGTGTGCCTCATAAAACTGCGGTCGAAAAGAAGTACGGATACCGTTGATATATTCCAAAACCAAAGCGTTGTTTTGTGTCGGATCAACGCAGCGAAGCACAACATCTGCGTACCATTTTTGATCCAAAAACAATCCCATAACGAAATCAGTTTGATCGTCAAAGATCATTTCCATTAAAAGCAGATAGTTTTTAGCGTTTTCGTCTCCGGTTTCTGCTTTTCTTACCGTCTCCATCAACGATTTTTCAGGATCGCTTGGATTTTCGTCTACGTAAGTCATAATCAAAGCTTTTTGGTCTTTGTCGTAGCTGCAAAGGAAATTATCGCTTTTCTCGTTAATTGCTGTGCAGAGTTTCTCCATGTCTTCTGTGCTTAAGCGCTTATATCCGGAAGGTGTTGTAACAGCAAGTGCCGAAGCGGAAAACGCGAAAGCAATAGAGAACGCCAGAATAAGAGTAAAAACTTTCTTCATAGTTGTCCCCTTCCCGTGTCCGAATTGGACACGCTTTTTTATTTTATCCGGATCACGACGCCCCGGCGGCGGTTTCTTCCTCGTAGGGCTTGAGCAGGGCGCGGATGCCGTCCCGGATGTGCGGGTCGGCGGCGCGGAAAGCAAGCAGCAGCGCGGCCTCCTCCTCGCTCAGATCCGCGCTCGGCAGCAGCGAGCGCCCCAGGAGGTAGTCGGCGGTGCAGCCGAAGATATCGCAAAGCTGGCAGATCGTGTCCGCGTCGATACCGCGCTCTCCGGTCTCATAATTCCCGATGGCTTGACGGCTTGTTTTCAGGATTTTTGCAAGATCTTCCTGCCGCCAGCCCTTTTGAAGTCTCAAATCCCGAATCCGGTTCATGCTCCCGGCCCCCTTGCCGCTTGTTGTAAAGATTATACAAGAGTTCATTTCAAATTTCAGCAAATGCAACAAAACGAAGAAATTTATGTAAACGGGTATTGACAGGCCACGATTTGCAGAGTATTTTATAAACACGCCACGATTTGTGGCGCACAAAAATCAGCTCGCCGACCGCCGGGACAAGCACGCACCCCGGCGGCCCGTGGCGGGGATCACGAAGACAAAGGAGAACGCGACGAATGAAAACATCAACAATTACACTTATCAGAGAGACGTTGGTCGCCCGGTTGTCGAAGCTCACGACAGACTACCGAAACAACTGTCTCGCCCGTGACAAAGTTGCCGAGGCCGGTGACGATGCCCTTCACAGTGACTATTGTCGCCGAATCGGCGAGATTTATCTTGAACATGAGGCTGTGCGCGATGCCCTTGAGGATTTCATCAAGCAGGATTGGGCAATTGTGAACGCCTTCCCCCGCAAGCGCAAGATCGACGATGCTGCTGCACGAGAAGTGTTCGAGATCATTGAAAAGGCGAAGAAGGAGAACGCGACATGAAAGAAGACCTGAAAAAGTATTCTGAAAATCAAATTTTTCCAAAGCACAGGCAGATGGTCATGCACTATGAAGTTATTCTTGACGATGTGACGGCGCTTTCGTGCGTCGACACGCTGAACGCCTGGCTGAAGGAAGATCAAGGTAACGGCGTCCGCGTTGGTATTGGCGCTTTTGGTTTCCCTTTTTTAATGCTTGAGCACGACGGGAAACCGCTTGATCGGCAGCAGCTCATAGAAGCAAAGAAACATTTCAGGAAGGAGGGGTGAGATGAGATACATTCTTGTACTGGGGATTTCCGTGGCGCTGGGTTTTATTTTCGGCGGCTACGCCCCTCGCCCTGTGCAGGCAGCGATTATTACTTTTTTATCGAGTTTACTACTGTTTCGCCTATTAAGTATGTAGTGGAATATACCCCGGGCGGTTCGTGAACCGCCCCTATATGCGGCATCTGGAGCCAGGCACTCTTGCGTGAACTCGAGAATGAGTGCGGGCGGTTCGATTCCGCCATGCCGCACCAGCGCAGGATAGTTTTTTGTGTTCGTTACTCCCGGCTGCGCTTAAACAACGATAGTTAACGGAACGCCGGACCACTGCGAGAGTGTGGTACGCCGTCGAACGGGCGTTCTAAATACTTGTGGTATCGAGGGGAGGCGCCTCCCCTCACTATACGCGGCGAAGGGAAAGCGCGGGGGCCTATCCTCCCCGCCGGCCGGTTCGACTCCGGCACGCCGCACCAGCGGGAGAAAACGCGGTCCGGGCGCGTGTCCGGTTCGGCTGCACCCACCGGAAACTGCAGCACCGGCTCCCCACGCTCTCCCGCGCCAGCAGACGGTCGCACCGGCCTTGCCCGCCTTGCCGCAATGCCATTCCCGGCCCTGTTTCACGACGGGCCGCCAATGGCGCGGCTGCGGAACTTGCGCGTTCCCTTCTTCCGCCACCGGCGGCGGGAACTCGCAAGGCCCACGCCTGCCTGCACCACCTGCCCCGCGGCATCGCACCCCGCGCTTTCCCCTTTGGCGCGGGGTGGGGCGGGTCTCCTGCCGAAGGATCGGCCGGTGAAGATCCTCGGCCCGGCGGAGCTTTTGCCTGTCTTTCCTCTTCGCCGGCGCCGCAGCGTGATGGCGTCACGCAATAGCGGCCGCTGAGCTTTCCGGGATTTCCGGAAAGCTCAGTTTCCCCGCGCATTCAAAATCCGGAGGTGACCAAAACGAACGAAGACACAAATGAAAACCTCGTCCTCGGCACGACCGAGGCAGCGGTGTGCAGCTGCGTGACGCTGATCTCTGCCGTGACGGCACAGCCAGAGAAGCTCTGCGCCTACTACCTGGATCTCTACTACCAGGTCCGCAGCGCCTACGAGCGCGAGAAAGCCCCGCCCGCGTCGGAGCCCCTCACGCTGGAGGCCGCGTGGCCACGGCTGCGCGAACTGATAGAGGAGACGCTGCACGCGGCGGCGAAGGACCAGGCGCGGGAAATTCTCGGCGAGATGGGTCTGCTGCAGGCGCCGACGCCCGACTACCCCGAGCCGCCGCGCACCATGAACACGCCGGAGCCCCCTCAGCCGGCTGCGCCGACAGCAAGCTTGGATCGTCGCGCGCTTCCCGCGCGTCGCTATGCTCCCCTTGCAGGGGAGCCGAAGAAGCCGCACAGCCATCCGCCCACGGGAAAGCAGCTCGATGCGCTGGCCGAAGCTCGAGAAAAGGCGGCAACGGTGGACCGCAGCGGCGATAAAAACGGTATGGCCATGGCGAAGAAGGCAAAGATCGTGATCCGGGAGCGGCTGCTTGAGGCAAGAAAGAACGGCCTCTCAAACCCGCAGCTTTTGCGGGAGTCGGACGGGCAGTTCACCGAGGACGATCTCTGGAAGATCGTGGAGGGCCACGTCGTCGGCATCGCGATCTACCGCGAGGTCAACGCCGCGCTGGATCGGCTCGAGGCTAAGAAAAGTATAAGCGCCTGAAGGAGAAAAGACCATGGAGACCGGCTACGTAAATATTTACTTTTCCGCGCGCAAAACTGCGGGCCTTACGCAGGAGCGCTGGGCGGAGCTGCTCGGCCTGAGCGTGGACGCCGTCGGGCAGTACGAGCGCGACGTGATCCTGCCGAGCGACGAGGTCGTGCTGCGCATGGCCGAGGCCGCGGGCCAGCAGATCGTCTGCTATTGGCACCTGCTGCACAAGAGCCGCGTCGCGGGCACGGTGCTCCCGGACGTGGAGCGCAAGTCCCTGCCGCAGGCGGTGCTGAACCTGCTCGACCGCTTCGAGTATTTCTCCCGGCGCGGCATGAAGGATCTGATCCGCATCGGGGCCGACGGCAAGGTGGACCGCCAGGAGGCAGAGATCTACGACCTCTGCCTGCAAGATCTCCGCGAGCTGATCCAGGCGGCCTACGAGCTGCACTACGCTGAGACGAACTGAAGAAAAGGAGACGACCATGAAGACAACGCTGATCAAGAAGCCCGAGGCCGCGCAGATCCTCGGCGTGAGCGTGAGGACGCTCGAAAAGATGATCGCCCGCGGGGCGATCCCGGCCTACAAGATCGGGCCGAGGCTCGTGCGCCTGCGCCGCGAGGAGCTGGAGGCCTACCTCGACAGCCACAGGGCCGCGCCGAAAATCGAAAAGGCCCCGGCCGGGCGGGCCTGCCGCTACGTTCCGGGGATGAAGGTGGTCTGAGCATGTTCTATACCAAAATGGAGGGCATCCGCCCGCGCCGTGTAGCGATGGGCCTGAGCATCGGAGAAGCCGCCGACCGTCTCGGCGTGACGCGCCAGGCGTGGTCGAACTGGGAGCGCGGCGTCGCGATCCCGTTCTCGGGGATCCTGCCGGATCTCGCCCGGGTGCTCGCCTGCACGATCGAGGAGCTCTACCGCGTGCCGGACGAGCCCGTGCCGACGCGGTTCCCGTTTGAGCTGCCGCAATAAAAAAAGCCGCCCGGGACGCGACTCCCGAGCGGCGGTGGAGGGGCCGAAGCCCCGACCACGAAGACAAGGAGAGTATACCACGCTCTCCCGGATTTTACAAGGAGAAAAGATGGAAAACCCAAACGAGTTTTCTTGCCAGTGGGCGATCCTTCCGGCGCCGGTGCGCTACGACAGCCAACTCCCGCCGAACGCGAAGCTCCTGTTCGCCGAGATCGCGGCGAAGACGAACACCTGCGGCTACTGCTGGGCTTATAACGGCTATTTTGCGGACAAGCTCTCGCTCAGCCCCGACCGCGTGAGCGATCTGATCCGCCGCCTCGAGAAGGGCGGTTACATCGTGATCGACTACGACGAGGGGCGAACGAACAACGAGCGGCGGAAGATCTACTGCACCGCGAAGGCCTTCGGCGCCGTGGGGGGTATCGGCGAAAACACCGAGACCCCGTCCCGGCAAAAACACCGGGACCGTCCCGGCGAAAACACCGAGCCTTTAAAAGAAAATATAAAGAATAAAATGGGCCCCGAGAGGCCCAAGTACATGCCGCTGGATATTTTTAAGTCGATTGCCTCATGGTGCGGCGAGGACGGGGAGCTGATGCTCGCCTGGATGCAGTACGCCGACATGCGCCAGCGGACCCGCCACCCGATCAGCACCGTGGCCACCGTGGAGCGCGCCTGTCAGAAGATCGAACGGCTCTCCGGCGGTGACCGGGCCTACAAGCTCGGGCTCCTGCACAAGGCGACGGACTCCAGCTGGCGCGGCTTCTTCCCGCTGACGAAGGGCGACGAGGGCTTTGCCCCCTCCCCTGCCGCCGCGGCGTCGAGTGAGGAGGCGGAAATATGGCTTTGATCTCGGATTTTGCCAGCGACGCCTGGCTTGCCGCACAGAAAAGTGTGCTCGGCTCCTTACTCCTCTGGCCGGACGAACTCTCCGGGAAGATCTTCCGCCGGGCGCTCCCCGCCTACTTCGGCGACGCCTCCCTGCGCCATCTTTTCGAAGCGGCGAACAGCCTCTGGCTCTCTCAAAAGCCGATCGACCCGGTGACGGTGCTGCACACGGCGGGCGACGCTCATGCAGATATAATCACCGACTGCATGAATGGCGTGCCGACCAGCGCAAACATCGACGAGTACCTCACGATCCTGCGCGACGAGGCCCGGCTCTACCAGATCCGCCGAACCGCCGCCGGCCTGCAGTGGGCCAAAAGCGAGGCGGAAGCACTCGAAGCCTACGAGAAGATGGGCCGCCTCCTGCGCGAGACCGACACCATCGAGGACGTGAGCTTCGAGGAGATGGTTTCAAACTACCTTGACCGCATGAACGATCCCACGCCGCCGAACTATCTGAGCTGGGGCATCCCGCAGCTTGACGAGACGCTTTTCGTCTCGCCCGGCGACTTCTGCGTGCTCGCCGCCGACTCCTCCACGGGCAAGACCGCCCTCGCGCTGCAGTTTGCGTATCACATGGCAAGCTGCGGCAAGCGCGTCCTCTTCTTCTCGCTGGAGACGCCGCGCGAAAAGCTCGAAGACCGCCTCATGGCTGAGACCCAGGTCGCGGGCGTGCCGATGCTGCACAGCAAGAAGAAGGCCCTCACGCGGGACGACTACCTCCGCAGCACCGATGCCGGTATGCGCGCCGGCAAGATCCCGCTGCGCATGATCCGTCGGGCGGAGACGCTCGCGCAGATCGAAAACCGCACCGTCATGCACAACGCCGACGTGATCTTCATCGACTACCTGCAGATCATCAACCACAGCTCCCCGCGTGGGCGGGTCGAGGCCGTGGCGGAGATCTCGCTGGAGCTGCACCGCATGGCCAACCGCCTTGGCGTGACCGTCGTCGCTCTCAGCCAGGTCACGCCGCCGGACTCCGGGGAGATCTCGATCCAGGATCTGCGAGAGAGCAAGCAGATCAAGCAGGACGCCGAGATCATCCTGCTGATGATACCCGACAAAACTTTCCCCGGCGCCCGCAGGCTTGAAATCGGCAAAGACAAAGACGGCGCGGCGCATCGAAAGATGCTCCTCTCCTTTGACCCGGCGCACATGACTTTTGCTTACGCCAAACGCAAGGAACCGACGCAGGTCCCCGGTCAGGGCGCGCCCATGTGGGATCTCGACGAGGATGCCGAAGGAGGTGACAACCCCTTTGACAAGTGAGTGCCCTTATGAAGTCGGCGACAAGCGCCGCTTCAAGCCCAGCGCCTACAGCGACGGCGTGGCGCCCTTCGGCGCGGATCTCGATGTCACTGTGCTCGGTACCGTTGAGCGCGTGCACGAGGCGCACCGCTGGTACCGCATGACCTGGCCCGGCCCGCAGGGGCCGATGTACGAGTGTTTTAAGTTTTGAGAAAAAGGAGAACGACCATGAAGACAATCGCGATCGCAAATTTTAAGGGCGGCGTCGGCAAGACCGCGACCGCCGTCAACCTCGCCGCGCTGCTCGCGCGGGAGGGCCACCCAACGCTGCTGATCGACGCGGATCCGCAGCACAACGCCTCGGACTTCTACCTGCCCGATTTCGATGGCATCACGCTCACCGACGTGCTCACCGGCGAGGGCGAGACTGTCTGGGAGGAAAACGTGAGCCCGACCGCCTACAGTTTCCTCGCCATGCTCCCCGCCGACATGCGGCTTCTGATGCTGGATCTGCGCAGCTTCTTAAACGGCGCCGACGGCTTCGACAAGCGGCTCTTCGACTTCCTGGAAGCGGCGAAGAGCGACGGGGCCTACGACTTCTGCCTGATCGACTGCCCGCCGAGCTTTACCGCGGCCTCCGTCGCGGCGCTCGTGTGCGCGGACGAGGTGATCCTGCCCGTGAAGGCCGACGCCTTCTCCCGCGCAGGCGCGCTGGAGATGATCGCCCAGGTCAAGAGCCTTGCGCGCTACCACGTCGCCCCGCGCTTCCGGGTGCTCGTCACGATGGTGGACCGCACGCGGCTGAGTCGTCAGGTCGAAGCGCAGCTGCGGGAGTCCGGCCTCGACGTGCTCAAGGCCGCGATCCCCGCGTCGGTCTGCGTCGGAGAGTCGACCTTCGCCCGCGTGCCGCTCTATGAGTACGCGCCGCAGTCCAAGGCCGCCGCAGGCTACGAGGCACTGCTGAAGGAGGTGCTCGAGGATGGCTAAATATATCGACGCGGATCTCATCAACTATAAACAAATCGAAAGTTGGGGCAGTGATGGGAACACGATGCGCTGCGACTTTGAAACGGTAGCATACAAGAACGAAATCGACGCGATCCCCGCCGCCGACGTGCGGCCCGTGGTGCGGGGGCGGTGGGTTACAAGGCCGTATATGATGGGTAACACACAGTATTGTTCTCGTTGCGGCGAAAACTACGGGGCAAAATACCACTTCTGCCCCGGCTGCGGCGCGGACATGAGAGGCGGTGAGGCCGGTGAGTAAGAATACCTTCAACCTTGGGGACTATCTCAAGGATACCGCCGTGTCCAAAACGGACACCGGCATGGAGCAGATCGAGTACATCGACCTCGACCGGATCGACCCGGACCCGGACAACTTCTACAGCCTCGAAGGCCTGGACGAGCTTGCGGCGAACATTGAGCTCGTGGGCCTGCAGCAGCCGCTGCGGGTCCGGCCCGGGGCCGGCGATCACGTCACTGTCGTTTCGGGCCACCGCCGCCGGGCGGCGTGCCTTCTGATCCGCGACGGCGGCAGCGAGCAGTTTTCCCGAGGCGTCCCCTGCATCGTGGAGCGCGGCGACGCCTCGAAGGAGATGCAGGAGCTGCGCCTCATTTACGCCAACGCCTCGACCCGCGTCATGACCAGCGCCGAGCTCTCGCGCCAGGCCGAGCGCGTGGAGGAACTCCTCTACAAGCTCAAGGAGCAGGGCGTGGAGTTCCCCGGCCGGATGCGCGACCACGTCGCCGCCGCCGTCAACGCCAGCAAGACCAAACTCGCCCGGCTGCACGCGATCCGGGGGAATCTTGTGCCGGAGATCCTTTCGGAGTTTGATGCCGGCACGATCAGCGAGGCCGTCGCGTATCGGATCAGCCAGGAGGATGCAACTATACAAAAAGATCTTTCTGAGTATCCGCCTGCCGCTTTGCGTGGGCTCACGGAAAAAACTGTCGACGGCATGATCGGAACCATCAAGGCGCGACGTAAGCCCGTAGGGGCCGACGCCCCCGGCGGCCCGAAGCCGACGCTGCACAAAGCCTACGTCGACGGCGACAGCCTCAAAAACTACCTCGAAGAGCGCGCCGAGGAAGACGAGAAATATTTTGAAATGCTCTCCGATGTGGCCGGCGTCTTTCTCCCCTGCATCGGCGGCGTTCCCTCCCGGAATAAAGGCATCGAGGCGCTGAAAAGTCATCACGGGGCGAGTTATCACGGAGGCAGCTCCAGCGGCAAATTCTGCTGGTTCTTTGAATCCAAGCCTAAGGGTCTCGAGCTCGAGCCGAAGCGCGGCCCGAAGATTTTCCGCACATGGACGGAGGTCTATGATCTGCTCTGCACGATCGCCGTCGCGCGCCTGCTTTCGAAGGACTACGACGCGCCGCCGAGGGCATCGGCCCCTACGGCGATCTCCCCGACATGGAAGACGGGAACCCCGCCTGAAGATGGCCGCTACTTCGCCCGGATCGACATGGGCGACGGCGGCATCCATGAGGCGGTGGGCGCCTACCGCGGCGGGAGCTGGACGGTCTTCAACGGCCCGCTGTACGATACAATGAAGGTTGTCGGCTGGTGGCCGCTGCCGGAGAAGGAGGCTACCTCATGAACGACTTTGACGCTTTCCTCAAGCGCTCGACGGACATCGTCGTGCAGGCTGCGTCGAACGTCGTGGCCGACGTCTTCAACTCTACACCCGGCCACTTCCGCCCGGTGGCACTCGCGGCGCTGCGGATCAGCGTGGAGGCTGCCGTGGCCACGATGAGCGAGACCGACCGCGAGATCTACGCCGACGCGCTGGAACATCTGCATTGCACTACGATCAAGAAGGCGAAAGGAGGCTCCGCCCCGTGACGATCTTCCCCTGCTCGCGCTGCGGGATCACGCCGCCGGAGCCGAAGCCCGGCGCGCCGGATCCGCAGGGGCTGCCCTCGATGGTGCTGCGCCATCGCTGCCGCGCCGACGGCCGGGGCTACAAGGTCACCTTCTGGGGCCGGGATCAGGAGGCGAACGCCCTCGACTGCATCTACCGCTGGAACGAGGCCAACGCCCGCGACGATCCCGCCTGGCACGCCGAACGATATGACTACCTGCTGAGCACCTGCAAAACGAGAGGAGGCGCAGCCCCGTGAAGACGAACCCGCGCAACATCCCGCGCACCGAGGCCGACGTGCGCCGCGCCCGGCGGGAGGGCTGGATCGAGGGCATCCGCCTTAACGAGGCGCTCTGGCTCCTGACGCTCTTCGACAAATATCCCGAGGTCGACGCCGCGGCGGTCTGGTTTGACGTCTGCGCCATGACCAAGTCGACCGACCAGCGCTACATGACCGCCGCCGACGTGCGCAACACCCTGCGCGAGGAGTACGGCTTCGACCTTCTCGGCGGCCCGTCGAAGGCGATCGCCCACCGCGGAGGCTCCCCATGAGGCCGAAGAAGCGCGCCTACAAAGACGCGCGCTACGACCGGCTGCGGCGGCTGAACTGCTGCACCGCCTGCGGCCTCCAGGACGAACGGACCCGCGCCGGCGGCGCGCTCTGCGCCCGCTGCCTCCTGGAAAAGCGCGGGAATCAAGACGAGAAAGGACAGACAAAATTATGCTTATAAAAATCGGCGACGCCTGGGTCGACCCCGAGGAGATCTCTTTCATGGCTCCTCACCTGGACGCGGATTCTTTTATCACCACCTACGCGGGTACCGCGGAAAACAACGCTCCCGTAAAACCCGACACCTTTATCAATTTGAAACACGGAGGCGTGTTCGTGATCAATACCACCCTCGACGAAGCCGAGGCGGCGCTGATCGACGCTGGCTACATCGAGAACCCCTACCCCGAGGACGATCCCGCCCCGGAGCTCAGCGCGGAGGAGCGCGTGGAGCTGGAAGCCTTCGATGCCCAGGGCTTCGCGTGGCTTGCCCGCGACGAGGACGGCAAGGTCTTCGCCTACAAAGAGAAGCCAGCGCTGGAAGGCGGCTACTTCTTCACGCCCGGCTCTTCGCAGCCGGTGCAGGCGGCCGGCGCGTTCTCCTTCCTGCAGCCCTGCGATCTGACCGCGATCCCCTTCCTGCTCTGTCCTTAACCCCTCAGCCGGCTCCGCCGGCAGCGAAGCTTTGCTCGTCGCACGCTTCCCGCGCGTCGCTATGCTCCCCTTTCAGGGGCGCCATTTTGATATTGAACGAAGCGCCCTCCGCGGCCGAACGAAACGGAGGGCGCTTGCCCTGTGAAGAAGAGAAAACGCATCCTTGCCGGCTGCCTCGGCCTCGAGGTCGACATGCCGGTCCGCCAGCGCGGGGATTCTCAAAAGGTCCGCGCGGCGAAACAGAAAGCCACGACCGCCGCCCAGAAGCGCATGAACCAGATAAACTCCCTCATGGAGCTGGAGATGCGCCTTGCTGCGAACTTCCCGACAGCGGGCTCCGGCCTCGTGATCGTGCTGACCTACGACGATCAGCACCTTCCGAAGACCCGAAAGCAGGCGCAGCGCCGCTTCAAGTATTTCCTCTCGAAGCTGCGCGAGGCCCGGCGCGAGGCGAAACTCCCCGAGCCGCGCGTGATCTACGCGCCCGAGGTGCTGACCAGCGCGACCGGCCGCTGGCACCACCACATCGTGCTCGACAACACGGGCGACGACCTCGCCATGGTCCGCCGCTGCTGGATCTACGGCAGCGACATCTCGTGCGAGAAACTCCGCGTGGACGACGAGAAGAACCACGAGACCCTCGCCCGGTATATGTCGAAAGAGCTGCGCGAGGCGCAGGAGTACGAGTCGAAGCCCGGCCTGCACGGCTGGGGCTGCACGCGCAACTGCCTCAAGCCCGAGGTCGACGTCGTCCTGGTCGAAGACAGCGCGCGGCTCGAGGCTCCGCGCGGCGCGGCGGTCCTGCTGCACGAGGAGCGGCGCACCGAGTTCTCCGGCTACGAGATCCTCAAGTACCGCCTCGGCTCGGGCGCGTTCCGGCGTCCGCCGCGGGCTCGCCGCCGTCGCCGCCGCTGAGCTTCTTTAGATTTCTTCAGCCTTGGAACCTATAATAAATAAGGAACAAAAGGAGTGATTCTTCTTGCCAGCCGCAAACGAATGTGGTAAAATACTCGTGAGCAAGCGGGGCGCGTGGTGCTGCCCCGGCTGCGGCTCCCGGCTTATCACGAAAAGCCCTGGGGCCGAAGCAAAAAATATGCCGGTTTTTTGCCACAAATGCCGGCGCGACTTTTTCGTGAATATCGTGAGCGGCCTGTGCTATGAAAGCCCGCGCCCGATCTCTCCAAGCGGAGAATGATCGGGCGCGGGCTTTTTGTTTTTGCCTATGAACTCTGCGAGCTTTGACTACAACTCGCCGCGCTGGCTGCGCCTCCGGGCGCGGGTCCTGCGCAAGGCGGGCCACCGCTGCCAGTGGGCGAAGCGCTACGGCCGCCGCGAGGAGGCGACGCACGTGCATCACATCTGGCCGGCGGAGGACTGGCCGGAGTACGCCTGGTGCGAGTGGAACCTGATCGCGCTGAGTCTCGCATCCCACAACGCGATGCACGACCGCGCGACCGGCGCTCTGACCGCGGCGGGCGAGTCTCTGCGCCGCCGCACGCGGCCGCCGCGCGCCTGACGCATCCCCCCCACCCTCGCCCCGCCTCCCCCTCTCCCCTCCCGACTGAAGGGCGCAGCCTTAAGCACACACGAGGCGAAATTTTGAGCGGCGTGGGAGGCGGGTGGACGGGCGAGAAAAAAACGACGGAAAAATTTTTCGAGAATATGGCTTGCGGCCTGTGCTATGAAAGCCCGCGCCCGATCTGTCCCAGGTGGATGATCGGACGCGGGCTTTTTTTGTTTCTGCGCGAGGGCGCGGGCCGCGGACGCGAGACGCGGACGTGATCGCGGGAGGGTGAGATGCCGAGCAAGGAACAGGTTTACACCAAGCAGCTCCAGGAGCTGGGGATCTGGGAGGAGGCGTTTGCGCCGCTTGTCAAGGATCTCTCCCAGGCGGAGCGGCAGCGCACACGGGCGCAGAAGGAATGGAGCGACAAAGCCAAGGCGGAAGCCGAGGAAAAAGGTGCAGATCCGGCCAAAGCCAAACCGAGCTTTTCGGATGAATTGTGGGCCGTGATCTGCGACCTCGACAAGAAGATCCTCGCTTACCGCGAGGCGCTGGGCCTTACGCCGAAGGCGCTGCGGCGGCTGCGCGGTCAGCCCATGGCAGCGTCCGGGCCGACGGCAGCTGAGGAGATCAGCGCGAAGCTCGACCGGATGCTGCAGATGGAGGACGTGGGGACGAACTGGAGCTATGAGGAGCTGGTGTCCGGATTGGACACAGGTCAGGAGACCCCTTCCACCGCTGGACCCCCTCAGTCAGCTGCGCTGACAGCTCCCCCAGAGGGGGCGCCTGTCCCCCTCCCCCAAGCACCGCAAGCGGCTGGTGGAGGCAAGAGCGATGGGTAAGCCGAGGCACCTGCAGGCGGTGATGGAGTACGCCATGGAGACCGCCGATAGCGTGCACGTCGAAGAGATGCAGCGGCTTGCCGCCCGTCGCTTCCTCCTGGATCTCAAGTCCGGGAAGTGGGACTTTCGCCCGGGGCTGCCGGAGTGGCTGATCGACACGGTGCAGGGGCTCTTCTGCTTCTCCCAGGGAGAGCGCCTGGACGGGACGCCCCTCAGAGGGCAGCCGATGGAGCTGATGCCCTGGCACAAGTTCTGTTATTACAACGTGGGCGGGTTCTTTTATCCTGGGACTGAGGTCAGACGCTTTGTGGAAGCAAACTGGATGCTCCCTCGAAAACACGCGAAGACCACTGCGGGTGAGGGTCTTCTAACTACCCTTGCCTGGTATTACCGCAGATCCGGCGCGAAAGCCAAGACCGTCGCAGGCTCTTTGCAGCAGGCGATGGAGGGCTTCGACTGGCTCTCCTATAACTTCAGCAAGCTCGGCCTGATCGCGCCGAACAACCCGCCGGGGAAACTGAAATATCTTAACAGCTCTCTCGGCCACCGGATCAGCGGGAATTTTTGGGGCGGTTTCATCGACCTGCAGACGCTGGCGTTCAAGCCCGATTTGTTTGACTCGTTTAATGCGTCGCTCGTCCACCTTGACGAGCTTGAGCTTTACAAAAACGCCATCCCCTACACAAGGCTCAGGGACTCCATGAAAGCGGTGTCGAATAAGCTTTTATTGACGACATTTACGGCTGGCGATGACGGCCTGGGATTTGCGTCCCAGCACCACGACCATATGGAGAAGATCCTACGCGGGACCGTGACGGGTGTGGATGCCGACAGAACCTTTTGCTTTTTGGCGCAGGCGCCGAAGAAGCCGGACGGAGATGTCGACTACCTCAGCCCCGAAGTTCACCGGGCGGCAAACCCGGCCTACAACATCACGATCCGGCCGGAGGATATGATCGCCGCGGCGCAGAGAGCAAAAGAAAACCCTGCAACCCGCAAGGAGTTCTTTACCCGGTCGCTCGATGTGTTTGTGAGCAGCATGAAAGCCTGGTTTGACCTGGACGAGTTCCGGCGGTCGGACGAGCACTGGCAGTGGACGCAGGCGGAGCTTGCGCAGCTTGTGCGGCGCTGGTACGGCGGCGCGGATCTCTCTAAGCTGCACGATCTGACGGCGGCCTGCCTTGTCGGCGAGGTGCCGCAGAAGGAGGCGGCGGCGTGGCTAAAGAAGTGGCGGACCCCTCAGTCGGCTGCACCGACAGCAAGCTTGGATCGTCGCGCGCTTCCCGCGCGTCGCTATGCTCCCCTTGCAGGGGAGCCGCAAGCGGAGTGGGTGCCGCCGGAGGACGTGCTGTGCATCGTGCCGCACTGCTGGTTCCCGATCACGGCGGCGGCACAGAAAGCCGACGAGGATCAGATCCCGCTGTTTGGCTGGCGGGACGACGGATGGCTTTCCATGCCGAACACGCCGAGCATGGACCCGCGGGAGCCGGTCGCGCAGTTCCTCGCATGGAGAAAGGCCGGCTTCGGCATTGCGAAGGTCGGCCACGACCGGAAATTCGCCCGCGAGTACTACACCGCCATGCGAAAGGCCGGCTTCCGGGTGAAGGATCAGCCGCAGCTATACGTGCAGAAAAGCGAGGGCTTCCGATATATCGAGCACAAGGCCAAGATCGGCTGCCTCTATTACCTGCACGCGGAGCCCTATGAATACTGCGTGAGCAATGTCCGAGCCTCAGAGAAGGTCGACGATGCCGTTCAGTATGACAAGATCGCGCCGGAGCGGCGGATCGATGTGTTTGACGCCTCGGTTTTTGCAACGATCAGGATGCTGATCGAGACGGAAAGGCTCAGCGGTGCCGAGGGCTGGTTTGACGAGGACAAGGGCGAGAGGCGGCACCCGATTTAACCCCTCAGTCGGCTGCGCCGACAGCTCCCCTTTCAGGGGCGCCAATAAAGGAGTGAGTGAATGAAGAAAAACGGAAAAGCAAGACCTGCAAGAGATCATCCCGGGACCCCTTCAGCCGCCAGTGTGCGCACCGGCGGCAGCTCCCCCAAAGAGGGAGTCATGAGCGCGGAGAAAAGCGGCGGGGTGATGCTGCTCACGAACAGCAAGGCCTTTGAGGGGTTCTGCCTGGAGGGCTACACGCGCCTGAGCGAGTGCCCGGAGATCGTGACGGCGGTCAACGCCAGGGCGAAGCTCGTCGGGAGCATGACGCTGCACCTTATGGAAAACACCGAGCGTGGCGACATCCGGGTCCGCAGCTCCCTTTCCGATCTGGTGGATATCCGGCCGAACCGGTACATGACGCGCTCCGCGCTTTTTGAGTGGCTGGTGAAGACCCTGTACCTCGACGGGCGCGGGAACGCGGTCCTCTTCCCCAGGACGGAGCGCGGGCAGCTGCGGGAACTGATTCCGGTACCGGCGGCCTATGTGTCCTACGTCCCGCGGGGGCTCTGGGAGTACAGCATTTTCATCAACGGGCAGGAGTACGACCCGCGGGACCTGCTGCATTTCACACTGAACCCCGGCAGCTTCTTTCCCTGGCTCGGCGAGGGCTTCCAGCTCTCGCTGCATGACGTGGCCACCAATTTGAAGGAAGCGGCGAAGACCACACGGGGCTTTATGCGGTCGGAGTACAAGCCCAGCCTCGTCGTTAAGGTCGACGCGCTGGAAGGGATGAACACCGCAGACGGTCGACGGCAGATCCTGGACGATTTTGTCCGCAGCTCTGACGCCGGGGAGCCCTGGGTCGTGCCGGCAGAGCAGGTCGACGTGAAGGAAGTGCGGCCGCTGACCCTCTCGGATCTCGCGCTGGCCGATTTTGTAAAGCTCGACAAGGCGACGGTCGCCTCCATCCTCGGCGTGCCGCCGTTCGTGCTGGGAGTCGGAGAGTTCAAGAGAGACTGGTGGAACAGCTTTGTCTCCACCGAAATCATGAAGGACGCCTTGGGCATCCAGCAGGTGCTGACGCGCGGCCTCGTCGAAGATCCGCGGCAGTTTTTCCGCTTCAATCCCCGGAGCCTGCTCAACTACTCGATGGAAGAGCTGGTCAAGGCCGGGGCCGAAATGGTGGACCGCATGGCCATGAGGCGGAACGAGTGGCGCGACTGGATGGGCCTTGAGCCGGACGACGAGATGGACGAGCTGCTGGCCCTGGAGAACTACATCCCCGCGAACAGGCTCGGGGATCAGAAAAAACTCACGGGAGGTGAGAGCTAATGAAAAAGCTTGATTTGAAGCGCACAGCCTACGCGCTGGCCAGCGTGGACGGGCAGAGCGCGGAGCTGACCATGTACGGCGATATTTACGAGAGCCGCCCCGTGGACTGGTGGACCGGCAAGCCGATCGAGGGCGAGTTCATCCTGCTGGATGACTTCCTGGCAGATCTCCGGGAAATCGAGGGCGCGCAGAGCCTCCTGATCCGGATGAATTCCTACGGCGGGGACGCGAATGTCGCCAATACCATCCACAACCGCCTGCGGGAGCTTGCCCGGGGCGGGATGAAGATCACCTGCGTGGTAGACGGCGTGGCCATGAGCGGCGGCAGCCTCATCATGTGCGCGGCCGATACCGTGGAGGTGAATCCTACCTCGATCATTATGATCCATCGGGCGTGGCGCAGCATGTATGGGGGTTACAACGCGGACGAGCTGCTGGAGGCCGCGGCGCAGATGGAGGTTTACGACAAAATGCAGGCCTCGATCTATGAGCGCAAGACCGGCCTGAGTCAGACGGAGATCCTCGGGATGATGTCGGAGACCACCTACATGACCGGGCGCCAGGCCGTGGAGAAGGGATTTGCCGACAAGCTGATTGAGGACGCGGAACCGCTTGCCATCGCCGCGAGCGAGGACGGCCACTGCATCTACATCGGCAGCCGGAAGCTGCACCTTGCCCCCGGCATGACCGCCCCGGCGGCCCTGCAGCGGATGGAGGCCCCGGAAACCTGGCGCGCGAGGATGCGCGCAAAGCTGAAAGGAGTATGACATGCTGAAAAGTCTGATTCTGGCGAAGAAGATCAAGACCCAGCGCGAGGAGCTGGAAACGCTCCAGGCGAAGGACGCGACCTACAAGGCGCTCAAGGACGATCTGAGCGCCGATATTGAGGCCGCCCAGACCCAGGAGGAGCGCGAGGCCGTGGAGGCCGCTGCCGACGAATACGACAAGGCGCTCGCGGATCACAACGCGGCGAAGGCACAGCTCACGGAGAGCATCGCCGCCCTGGAGAAAGAGCTCGACGAGCTTGAGAAGCCCATGCCCGCCCCGGCCAAGGCCGGCGCGGAGAAACATAACGAAAGGATGAACACCGCTATGATTTCCCTCCCCACCAATATCCGGACGCTGGCCGCGGGCATCCGTGTCCTGGACGTGCTGCCCCAGGCCAGCCAGCAGGCCATCATGGCCGATCCCGAGACCACGCAGTTTCTGGCCAATGTCAGAGATCTGGCCAAAAAGGCACAGGCCAGCGTGACCGGCGCGGATGTCGGCATCCCGACCAACATCCTGCCGCTGCTGACCGAGAACCGCTACCGTTACTCCAAGCTCTACAACCGCGTCATGGTCCGCACCGTGCGCGGCGAGGCGCACCAGCCGATCGCCGGTCTCGCCCCCGAGGCAATTTATATGGACTGCTGCGACGCACTGAACGAGCTGAACTTCCAGTACAGCATGGTGCCGGTCACCTGCCGTATGCTGGGCGGCTTCGTCATGGTGTGCAACAGCCTCCTGCAGGAGACGGACTTCGACCTGCTGGCCGATCTCATTGAGATGATGTCCCAGTCCCTGGGCTATGCCAAGGACAAGGGCATCCTCTACGGCAAGGGCGGCACCTACGGGATGCCCCTCGGCATCGTGACCCGCCTTGCCCAGCAGTCCAAGCCCGACAACTATCCCCCGAACGCCCCGGCCTGGGTCGACCTGCACGAGAGCCACATTCTGACCATCGACGGCAACAGCCTCGACGGCGCCGCCTTCTGGGCCGCGCTCAGGATCGCGGCCGGCAACACCTTCAGCCGCTACGCCCGCGGCGAGGTCAGCTGGGTGATGAACTCTAAGACCTATGCCTTCCTCGAGAGCAAGGCCATCGCCACCACGGCTGGCGGCCAGTGGGTCGCTCTGATCGGCGGCAGACTGCCGATCGTCTCCGGCCAGATCGACGTGCTGGAGTTCCTGCCGGACGGCGACATCATCGGCGGCTACTGGCAGCTCTATCTGCTGGCGCAGCACGAAACCACCGTGCTCG